TGATGACAGGCGCGAAGTCTGGTCGTACCTACAAGATCGGCAAGCGGTCGTATCAAGCATCCGCGCCAGGACAAGCACCAGCGGTGCGAACTGGATTCCTGCGGACATCGATCACAATCGGCAAGGTCAACGACTACGAGTACATCATCAGCATCGCGGCGCCTTATGGCAAGATACTCGAGTTCCAGATGAATCGTCCATTCGCTATCCCTGCCAGCACGAAGGCATGGACAGTGTTCCAGGGTGTAATAGGGAAGTACTTCAATGGTTGAATCACTGGTCGTCGACGAGTGGATTTACGACACGCTCACAGCTGACGCCACGCTCCAGGCATTGCTGGCTGTGGACAATCGAGCGCCTTCGTACCAGCAGGGCATATACCTATACTTCGCGCCGGAGAAGGACCCGATATCCCTGCGACAGCCACAGGTGCCATACATCGTCGTGCGTCACACAGACGCTGGCCAGACAGACACCACATCGGTGTGTGGTGGTCGCATCGTCACCACGTCAAGCCATCAGGTGTGGTGCTGGGACACGCAGTCTGGTGCTGTGTCGATGGCACGCATCAAGGGCATCGTGGACAGAATCGACACGCTTCTCAATCAGCAGTCGGTAAACTCGACCACTCCTGTCTTCTTTCTCAATCGTCAATCGGTCAGTTCATCAATCGACGTGTCCCAGGATGGACGTGTCGACAATGGCATTGTCCAGTTGTATGTCGCCACAATAACACTATAGAGGTATCTTTCACATGGCTCGTCCACTACTCGCAAAAGACGTCACACTGACGATCACTTTCACCGCAGCTGCTCTGACAGGCGACACGATTGCACTTCCGACAACGACTGCGACCAGCATCGTCTGTTTGGCGAAGTCGTTCAGCACGACTGTCACACAGAACATGGTCAACGCCACGGCATTGTGCGCTGTCTACGAAGCATCACTCCCAACGACACAGGCTGGCACTGTGAACCTCGAGCTGTACATCGACAACACGACTGGTCCACTATTCGTAAGCAAACTCGGATATGGATGTGAAATTGACGTCGACCTCGATGGCGCTGCGTCTGTTGCTGGCAACGTGGTCAAATATTTTGGTATGGTCACTGAAGCAGGCTTAAGCCTGACTCCGGAAGAAACACAGACCGAAACCGCGACCATCAAGCTTGGTGTGTCCGGAATCACTGGTCTGTCAGGATCATAATGAGTTCAATCTTCGACGCTATTCCTAAAACAGAAGGTCGACCTAATTACAGTGTCGACATCGAGCGCTTCATCGGTGCACCAGGCAGTTTCACATTCCGTGAACCGAAGGCATCCGATCTGTTTCCTCGACCTGAAGTTCAGAAGTCGCTGAAGATTGCATTCCCTGAGTTTCCTGACCAGATGCTCCAGATACTGATGATCATGGCGCGGTGTTATGTGATTCAGCCTGGTGATGGTGAAATCAATCCTGGACGCCGCTTCGCGCAGCTGGCTCGCGATCGCTCCGACATTTATCTCTATGTAGTCGGAGAGTTCGCCAAAGCGTTCCCTATTGACATCGAAGCAGCGGTAGACGAAGTCCCAAACGACTAGGTGGGGTGGCGCAGAAGATTCTCTACTGTTCGGTGAGACATCTGAAGCGTCATCCCAGCGAGACCGATTTGAGCCTGGACGAGTTCGCCGAAGTCGCATGGGCTGGTGAAGTCTGGGAAAATCAAATCGTTGAGATCGTCAAGGCCGTGATGTCGGTGCTGGCGAAAAGGACTATCTAATGGCGCTCGGCATCTTCGATATCGTTTTCAAAGTTACAGGCGCCGGCGATGCAGTTCAGTCACTGAAGAACATCAAGACCGAAGCAAAGTCGGCGGCTGATAGCCTGGACAAAACTAAGCAGTCTACTGAGACACTTGGCAAGCAGTTTCAAGGTCTTCTCGCAGGAGCGGCCATCGCTGGCTTTGCAAAGTCTGCCCTTGATGCAGCTGTTAGTTACGATTCACTACAGCGTGCATTGGCGACTACGGTAGGCTCGACATCTGAACTGACTGAAGAGATGGACCGACTTCGGAAGATTGCACTCCTTCCAGGCATCAATCTAGAGCAGACTGTGAAGGGATTCATCCGTCTGAGATCTGCAAAGTTTGACGCCAATACAGCAGAGAAGGCATTGATGGGTGTCGCGAATGCTGTGGCATCTGTCGGTGCATCTGCCGATACAGTCGATCGTGTCATCACGGCCATGTCGCAGCTCGCAAACGGAACGCAAGTAAATCAGGAAGAACTGAACCAACTTCGTGAAGCATTGCCATCGTTTGGAAAAGCGATGGATGCGGCATTCGGAACACAGAACGCAGAGAAGATTCGAGCGATGGGCATCAGTGGTGCAGATGCAGCGAAGCGTATTGCCGATGCATTCAATGCTATGCCAAAGGCATCTGCTGGTCTTCAGACGGCTGTTGACAACGTAGCAGACACATACAATCAGTTGCAGGTCGCAGTTGGAAAAGTCATGGCTTCGATGCTTATTGCATTCGGTCCGACTGTTACGACTGCACTTGAAGGAACGACCAAACTTATTCAAGAAATGACCAAAGCAGGAACAGCCGCAAATGCGATGTTCAAGGTGTTGATCGGCATTGGTCTCGCTGCTTTCATTGTCGACGTGTCTGTTAAGTTTGGAATGTTCGTCAAGGCAATCTATGCGACAGTAACAGCACTTCGCGCATTGACAATCGCTGAGATTGTAGCGAAGGCAGCTGCAAATCCAGCGGTAGCAGCCGCATCGATTGCGGGAATCGTTGCTGCTACTGGTCTAACGATTGGCGCATTTGCCATCATGGACAAGATGTTCAAAACACCAGGTGTTCCACAGGTCGAAGCCAGTGGTAACACGAAGGGTTCACCACTTGCACCATTGCCACAGATGTCTGGTATAGGTGCGGCAGCAGACACAGCTGCGAAGGCTGGCAAATCCACAGAAGGCAAGGGCGGCGGACTCATCAACACGATGGTCGACATCGCGGCATATGCAGCCAGGATGCAAGCGGCATTCGTGGATATGGCGAAGTCGATGGAAGGACATCTCTTCGAGATCGCGAAGAACACCGGTAGCACTCGAGATCTGCTTGACCTTCGGAAGCAGACTTTCGGTGGCGGTCGCCTGGGCGCCATCGGTGTCACGGCTTCGGAACTTAATGCTGGCAACAACGCGACGAACCAGGGTGGCATCGGCATCATTCCGCAGACACTGATTCCGGCATCGACCGACCTCGAGCGAGCGATGCGTAAGATGATGATTCAGCAGGGTCGACAGAATCTCGTCACTGAGATGAGGAGAATCTAATGGCGACTAACTGGCCACTAAAAGTAGAAGTCGACTGTCCTGAGCCACGTCCTGACTTAGGAAGAGTATGTGTTGGTGCAGACGGAACTTCATGGGACCGCGCCGCCAGCACAGGCTGGTTTGATAGTGTTACAAATACCGCGATGCCGGCGCCTCTCCCTGTAACCGAAGGATGGTCTAGTAACTACAGTGGACTCTATGCGCGTGTGCCACGAAGCGCCTACACGCTCGTCACAGGATCTGTCTGGAAGCAGATGGAAATCAATGCGGCTGGTGATTATTACCTCACAGCGACGACGCTTGGAACCGCGAATGCGGAGTATGTCAAAACGACTGCGTCATACGTCGCGAATCAGGGCTGGTACATTTCCGCATATGTCCCGAACTGGGTCGACAAAAGTTCACTACCATTCCTTCGAGTGCAGTGGGGCTACGGATCCGCATCGACAGTCGAGCTCGTGTTCCGTGGTGATGGTTCATGTATCGTTTACAAGGACGGCATTCAGAAGGGCGTTTACGACCAGAACGACACGAACAAAACTCCTGGTCGAAGTGTAACGACGGCGGCGTCTGTTGGTCAGCGTCAGGTCAGCCTGATGATGATTCCATTCAAACGTCGAGAGCTGCTTGTGACGTCTACCTTCGGTGCTAACTTCTCACACACCTTCGAGGATCTCAATGATGTCGAAGGAAACGTCATCGTGCCATCTGGTTCATTCGCCTGGAAGGTGCCATACGGTAGACCGACAGTGCAGATTGCACCGGTCGCATACGAGACGACAGGAATCTTCTATTCCAAAAACATCACACTGCGTTATCCTCCTCCGGTTGGTGCGACCTTCGTCCCGCAGATCTGGGGTGATGTCGTTGGCACGTCAGCAGGGACTGTGACGACAGCCGTCGCAGTTATGGATCAGTTTAGTCCGTACACTCCTGATGGTGTCATCCAGAATCTGCGAATCAAGGTGACCATCACGACTCCTAGTCCTTACACTCAGACGTATGGTCTTTCGGCAGCGATGGCAAGCAGTACACCAGCGGCGACGTCCACATACAATGGTCCAGTCGACATCACACAGTACATCGACAACCTCACCCTAAGTGTCGACGAGACATCACGCACGACGTTGAAAATGAGCGCCAGGCGCCAGAAGCTTCTTGATGCTGGCGTGGCACAGCCACAGATCACAGGTGACCGACCGATTCGTGTGGCGATCTCTGACAGCGCTACACCGACACCTGTCTACACGGACATCTTTCGAGGCACACTGGCGCCTCCGCAAATCCAGTATGAGCAGGGTGATACTTCACTGAAGTTCTCGACCCTTCAGTTTGAAGGTATGGACCGCTCGCGCGACTTCGAGCTGTATTACTTCCAGGACGGGATCTTGTACGACGGGTACACCGCAGAGAACGCCATCGGTGACATGATGACCATGGCTGGATATCCTCCGGCCACTTACCTTCTATACAATGACGCGCTTGGTATCGAGATCTCACGTAGTCCAGACATCGCTCGCGGATACAGCAACTTTGTGCCGCAACGCGGCGACACAATCGCTTCGATGATCAACAAGCTAAAGACTGATTACGCTGCGACATTTATCACTGGCTGGTCTCCGACATCGAGCGGCTACAAATACCAGTGGTCGAATCCTTTAGACTTATCATCTGCCAGTGTAATGACTTTGTACCAGAGTGTCCCGGCAGCAACTGCGGCTGGAGTCACTGCTGCGCTCCGCGAGAAGCGCGTGGTGCGTAAGATGACCGCGCATTATGAATCTCCAGAGTGCAATCAGATCACTGTCATCGGACAGGACCCGAGGACTGGCGATCTCATTTATTCATATGACGCTGACGATGCGAGTCAGACGGCTGGCACTGCTCCAGCGTCCAGGCCCTACAACTGGAGGGGTCGACCTGTCCCGTACATCTTGAGTGATCCGAGCATCACATCGGGCGCTGTTGCATATCAGGCTATGCTGGCACTAAAAGACCGACTGATGACAGGCCGCATCCTGATCGAGTGGGAGAGCGACTTTCTGGTTATTAACACGACCAACAGACCGCTGTGGGTGCGTGACGTGGTGACCATCATGCAGCCTGATGGCGTGACCATCAAGGGCGTGTATCGCATCATCGCCATTCCCACAATCGAGTTCGTGGTCGAGGCTGGAGTCAAGCAGTTTCGCCGCGCTGTCTATCGTGGCCTGTACTTGAACGATGGTGGCGAATAGTGCCCTACATCGATGGCACACGAAGTGCGACAGCTGCATGCGACATCTCGCTGAGTTACAACATCCTCGTATATCCGAATGACCTAGTGCCTTTCGTTGCTCTAAAGCTGGGTTATGTGGATGGATCTGTTGGCGGTGCAAGTAGTCACACTGGTGCTTACAGTACATGGACATGGTCATGGACGAGCACACCACACGCGCCGAACTGGCAGTGGTTCATATACCTGACGATGACGTCGAATGATGGTTATGGTCATTCGACAACGGTTGTCAAAACTGTCGCCAGTGGTACTGAGAGTTTCGCGACTGAGTGGGTCGATGTTGCCGCCACACTTACAGGGTCATGGTCGTGTACTGTTGGCACTGACAAACTTTGGGATGTTACCGAGGCATCATATTCAATCTCAACAGCACCGACTGTGTTCCCACCAGCAACTACATACGAGTGGTATGAGTTGTCAAGGTATGGCAGCACACCATCATGCACCTTGACTATTGGTGGCACTGCGTGCACAGCAACCGGCGCATATGCATCTGGAGCTCGTCATAGGATGACCTACATCTTTGGCGCATCGCTCGCTGGTGTATGTCAGGACGAAGCAACAGCATCGGCAGCAATTACTAATTACCTGGTCAATGGCGTGGCACCTTATGCCGCATCACATAGTCATACGTTTGGCGGACAGTCAGCGACAAACTGGTCAGTCACGATGTCAGCTGCAACATATGACGTCATTACAGTGGACCTAACCAGTTACGCTCGCATAGCGGCCGTATGTGCTCTCGCTGGTCGCATCCGTGCCTGGTCTGCTTCATATCCTGAGAGTCTTACTTGTCGGATCACTGGATTCGATGCTGAGACAACGGGATACAGGGACGTCACTGGCACTGGTTCAATCTCATCGTCTGACACCTTTTATCTTTATTCGGCAGTCAGCGACATCGTTAAGAACAGCACGAGTGATTCTGAAACCACTGCACTTGATAGTGTCCCAGTCAGTGTGTCTGTGGCTATCACTGGCGCATCACTTACAGTTGTCGGTGAGGCATCAACAGAGACGCGGTGCATGTTTCGAGGATTCCGCTTCAACGGCTGGTCACTCGCGTATGCAACGACACGAAGCATTGCCGGCACAGGTAACGACAGGCTGTTCGCGCCATACGAAGGAATGTCCGGATATCGATACCTGGACATCCAGATCAAGGCACAAAGCGGGACAGGTGTGGCGGGGACCTTCGTGCTGACAGACTTTCACGGGAATACAAAAACGTGGAATGTGACAGCTGCGACGACGTCGTATCAGACAGTCACCATCGACCTGTGCAGTCCTGATGCATGGTCGGTCTCTGGTCTTCCGCTCACTGATGGGAAGGACAATCCCTACCCGCGCAAGAACACCGCTAGTAGTTCGTACGCTGGGTCAGAGAGCGTCGACTCGGCATATTGGGGTGTTACGTCATGCCAGCGCCTTCGCATCGCTACAGGGGCGATTGACCTCGGAACCACGACGCTCAAGCAGGACACGACGAACGGCTTCACAAATAGCCATTATGTTCCAAGTGGTCTAGGCTATGAGAACGAGCGCATCACACCGGCGATTGTCTCCGAAGTCGACACCACGACATACTACTATTCACGGCGCTTCTGGCAGCAGAAGAACGACGGACGCGACGAAGAGGAGAGCGACTATCGCTGGCAGAAGACCGTCGGTGGCTCCACTGGCGTCACGAGCTACAGTGTCACGCCGCTCACAATCGTCGACCTCGTCGGGCAAATCAATACGTCCGATGACAGCATTGTCCGACATCCTGGCTGGACGGCCACGAACTCCGTTGCGTACCCGGGGAGTGGTACCTGTAGCGTGTCACAGCCTCCATTGCGCGACTGTTTCCTCAATGGTGGGACTGGAATCAGCACGTGGCTGTATGGCGGTGGAATCCTCGCAACGCCGAACGCAACATCAGGCACTGACTTTGCCTATGGGTTTGAAATTGCGACAGGCACCATCACAGCACAGACACTTTTCGACAGTATAAACGGCGACTTTATTCCTGATCTGTATGACCCGTTCGATGTCAATGGTGGAACCGACAGTGCGCTGTATTTGCCATTCGGTGCCATCCTTCGTGGTCCAGCGCATGGCATTGTCTTCAAAACGAATGGGGACCCGGCGACATCCGGAACCGTGACGCTACAACTATCGAGCGACTCTTCGTCCAGGGGAACAGACTCCACCTTCGACGCGCTTGGAAATTACCAGACTGGGCTGCCATACGGTCTGGGCAAAGCGAATCACGCGATCGTCACAGGAGCATCAAGCGTCGGTGTCAATCCGATGTATAGCGCGAAGCGTCAGCGTGCTGTGTTCATCGAGGAACAGCTGGCGGGGAACTGCACGGCTGCCGATGTCAGCCCGGCGCAACAGGCGACGTACGGTGTCGTGACAGACACTGGTGGTGTGAAGCTGTATCACTCGCGAGCACATAATGGGACGAACTGGTCAGAAGTAACAACGCCGATCACAGGCGCTGTCTGTCTCAGCCTGGCGTACCAGAAGCACAGTGGAGCGATGACACTCATCATCATCGTGGATGACGCAGATGGCACCGTCAAGCGCTACACGACAGACGACGAAGGAGGCACAGTATCAGTGGCAACAACAATCGGAACCGGTACACACGGAACAGTCTGTGTTTCCCCGAATGGCATGGAGTACATCTTTTTTAGGACATCATCCAGCAACATCCAGCGCGTGAAACGGGACCCGATGGGGAACGTGATCACAGCTGCGTCAAACGTCGTGACAGGCAACGTATCCGACGACGAGCTGGCGTGTTATTGGCGCCTCGGAGTCATCTATCTTCTGTACACGCACACCTCGACAGGCATCACGATCGTGTCCAGCAGTGACGATGCGGAGACGTTCGCTTAAAAGGAAACGCCTCCAGAGGGGTGCTGGAGGCGTCAGGACTAGGAACTAGAAACCGGTTGGACACTAGGAGTATACATCATGGAAGAACGACGAATCGCACTGCTCTCGACAGATCTGGCCGTTGCAAATATCGGCGTCCAGGAGGTTGGCGAGAATCGCGGTAAAGCAGTCGAAGCGTATCAGGCATCGTGCAAACCTCCGGTGCCTGCTGGTTCCCCCTGGTGCGCTGCACACGTTCGCTTCAGGCATAAGCAAGCAGCCACGCAACTCGGCATCGTGTACGACGAGACTTTTCCTCGTTCTGCATTTTGTCCAGACTGGTCGAGATGGTTCAAGAACAACGGCCTATGGTTACCGGTCCAGCACATCCGCGATGGCACCACGACTAAGCGTCCACGGCGTGGAGACCTGGCGCTGTTCTACTTCAGTGCTCTCTCACGCATCGCACACATCGGAATCGTCACGAAGGTCGAGGAGTGGGGTGTATACACGGTCGAAGGTAACACGTCGCCGGAACCTAGCGACGAGCTCTCCGTCGAGCGTGATGGCGATGGACTCTATGCCAAGAAACGGAACTGGAGCGAGTTCGGGAAGTTTGGCGGCTTCGGCTTCGTTAACTTCTGATCTGACAAACCAAAAGACCAGGTGAAGATCATGGGCTTCGTCCGGATATCCGGGGCCATGCACTACACCTGATCTCCTGTTTGGTTGGTTGTTCAGTTCACCGCTGTGGGAGCAACGGCAAACAGACTATACATTTACCGCCAGACGTGCACCACTTTTTGATCATGATGTGGATTCTCCTCGATGCGATAGGACACCACGCCATCGAGCGCGGGGTGAATATAAATCAGTGCGCCCTCCTGGTGTAGGCGCTCGAGGATCTCATGCTCGCTCGCTTTGAGCAGCCACAGGAGTCCTTCAGGCTTCTCTGCTACTCGCTCAATTGCTGGTTGATTGTCAGCTGGTTTTCTCGCCATAGTTGTTCGCGTTCGCGCTCCATATCTTGATCGATGTGATGGTTTGTATGACACCTGGCGCAGTAGGTTATGAGGTCACTCATCTCCTCTACACTTAGGCGTACATACGTATTATGGTGACAATGCAAAAAGTCAGTCGAACCGCATGACTGACAGGTGTGATTGTCACGTTCAAACACAGCTGCACGAAGCACCTTCCATCGTGCTGTCTTTAAATATCTTCGATAGTAAATACCTTTTTGCTTGATGAGCTTCTGAGGATATTCCGCATATAACCGATAGTATTCCGCCCGTAACTCAGATCGCATTCGCCAGTATTCACCATCGTCTCGAATCTGTGAGGTTAGTTCATCATCATCTGGTGGGACAACACCAGCAAGCATTTTTAGTGCCTCACGTTTTTTGATGGTGCTTGCTCGACGTCCACACGTCGTGCATCGAACATAGTAATGGTCTCGACCGATGCTATCTATCTTCTGTGTCATGACAGTAGACTCGTGGAGGCATTCGTCAAATGTTGGAAACACAGGTTTGTGTTCCTTATCCCATGCTTCGATGTATTCCGTCCAAGGAGGAAGGTCTGCATGTGGCATGAGATCGCCGAAATTCAAGACAGCGCCTCCATGATAATCGGCAGATGTTCCAGCATGATGTTCTGGATTCCCTGCGCAATGTCGCGGTGCTCGAGCTGCGTGTCCTGGCGTGTACGCAGCTGCACGTAATGGATCCAGGAACGGATGGTCCCGCTCATGTACATCGTGGTCGGAGTGCACATCGGTAGAACCATGCGAGCAGTCTCGGCAGCCATGCCATTCGCAATGAGATCGCGATAGACATCAGTGCAGAACTCGATAGAAGAAGCGACCAAATACAGGGCGTCCTGCTGCTCTTTGGTCAGTTCCTCAATCTTTGGTAAAGGTAGGCTGCTTTGACGGTTGTGAGCGCCAGCGAGGCGCATCTCAGGGACATCGATGTCCTCCGTCACGGTCGCGTACCGCTGGCTGAACTCCTGGAACGCGAAGGAACGGTGTCGCAGAATCTGAGCTGCGATCGCTCGCGTGGTTTTGATTTCGACGCACATCGATGCCTGTTCGAAGATTGACCAGTGTCCGTGTCCGACGCAGTATCTCAATAACCTCGTGACGTCAGGATTATCCTGGTTCGCTGGGTTGGAGACTCGAGCACAAAACCCGATGACCTTTTCGGCATCGGGTGTGATCCAGACTAGTTTTGTCATGCGTTCGGGTCCTCTTCGCCGATCACAAAGTGACTACCATTGTGATATCCCGGTATCGGCTTCGGTGTTGGTGCGAGCTTCTTGAGCGTCGTCTGTGGTGGAGGTCCTGGCTTGATTTGTGGCCGTGCCTGTTGCTGGCCTATCGCTCCATTGCCATCGTCATCCTCATCAGATGCCAGGCTAAGAAGTGCGCTCAGGCTGTAGCGTCGACCATACGAGAGTGCGCTGCCGAAGCCGTGCGATGTCTGTTGCATCACTGGAACCTGGACGACGCCGGCGATCCACTCGCCTGAGCTGTGGATCACGCGACTCTCGACAGTGATGCTGGTGCTGTGTTCTCCGTCGATGGTGTCCAGCACCGACTGCACAACGAACAGACCATGTTTCGCCATCACTGGTCGAACGACCTCCATGATGGCATCGAGCGATGTGTACTTTGAGCGAAACGCTGGATTCGTGCTGTCCTTCACGATTGGTCTGATCTCAGCCTGTGCCTTGACCAGCGCTGGCGCGATGGCGCCTATTGTCTCCGACATTGTCATTTCAAACCCCCTATGTATAATCCTGCCCGACTGAGCGCATTTGTAAACGCGCCGGTCCAGTTGATGTTGCGCCTGTCGATGATGGCGCCTGACTGCGTATATGACCGCCAAATAGACACGTCATTGACGACTGGACTGATTGCCCGTGCGATTGCTGGCCATTCGTCCTGGCGCGTTTTGTACGCTTCGCGGAGACAGTCAAGGACATGTGCAAGCGCTTCGTACTTCGTGGTGCGAATCGAGCGTGCCCACTCGATCTGTTTCTCGGACCCGGTCATCACAATCGGATTCGGCTCGAGTAGCCGCTGTGTCAGTGACCAAGCGCGTTCGATGGCGAGTTTATTCTCGCACGCCGCGCAAATCTTTAGCGTAGACGTCATCATCGCCATTTTGTATTTGAGGTCGCTCTGCGTATATCCGACCATGATGTGCGCGGTATGGCCGCACCTCCACGTCAAGTCAACCCGTTCCTGTGTCATTGTTTTCCCCTTCAGTAGTGTCCAACTACACGTACATCCTAGCACAGGTTGACATAATGTAGCAACTAAGCGTATAACACTCGCATGTATGGAATGACACAAGTCGAGATCGCTGAGCGACTCGGCATCAATAAGAGTGCAGTGTGCCGGATGCTCTCCGGCGCTCATGCCGTGCGACAGTCGACCGTCAAGCGTATCGCCGATGCAATCGGTCGTAGTGAATACGAAGTGCAGCTGTGGATCCTGTGCAAGCGTACAGGTCAGAATCTCCCCGAATAGACAGAATAGGACTAGAACAATGGACATCAAACTCTCATGCATCGAATGCAACCGCCCGAACGTGGTGCCTTATGGCCGTGGACATCGCATCTGTGGCATCTGCTCACAGCGTCAACTGAAGCGTGAGCAATGTAAACGAACACAGCGTCGCATCCAGACCATCGGGACATTCGTCCTGGTCGTTGGTGCCGTCTGGTTCTCGTGTCTGGTCGCATCCGATTGGAACACTCCGAACAGTGCAGATCACAAAACTCACCAGGCGATGCAAGCTCGTGACTGACGCCATCCGCACCTGGTCACAATATAGGGCCAGCAGACGCGCCGACCCGGATGCACTCCTCCTCGCTCAGGAGGAGTTTTTCTTAGGTCGGATGGTTCAGGGTGGCAGCGAGCGCGACAAACTTCGAGCTGTCGATGAGCTACTAAGCCACAACATTCGCATGGTCTCAGCGATTGCCAAGCGCTACAAGGGCCGTGGCTGCGAACACGAGGACATGATGACCGATGGCATGATGGGCCTCCATTATGCTATCCAGCGCTATGACCCGTCGAAGGGTCACCGCTTCTCGACATACGCGACCAACTGGATTCGACAGGCCATCGGTCGAGGAGTGGAGAATCGTGGTCGCGAGATCCGACTACCGTCGCATGTCATCGCGAAGATTACTCACATCCGCATCTCACGCCAGGCGTACGTCCTCAAGCATGGAGAAGCGCCATCGATGCCGGAACTCCTTGTGTGGATACAGTCGCGCCTCGATGAGTTTCCGAAGTATCTTCGGCGCCAGATTGAGACACTCGATGCCAAGTACCTGGGCGAGATCATGATGAATGAAGCGCCGCAGATTCGGTCACTCGACGAAGTGAACATGTATGGCATGACGCTCGCTGACTTCACAGCATCCGAGGAACCAGCGCCAGACGATGCGATGAACCGCGAAGCGCTCTACACGCAGCTCTACAAGGTCATGGAACACCTCACCGATCGCGAGCTCGCGTGCATCAAGTTGCGCTATGGCTTCGATGGCTTGATTGATGGCCGCTCACTCGAGGACGTCGGACTCCTGGTCGGATACTCTCGCGAGCGCATCAGACAGATACAACATCGAGCGCTCGAGAAACTTCGCGTATTACCGGAGGCTGAGATTCTCCTGGAGACTTTGGAAGGAATGGAACTTTGAACGAATCCGAACATCAGATCGCTTTTTTCAACTGGACTCGTGTCATGGGTGGACGACATCCGCGCCTGGACACAATCTTCGCTGTGCCGAATGGCGGCTACAGGTCGAAGGCCACAGGTGGCCGTATGAAGTCCGAAGGCCTCAAGGCTGGAGTCTGGGACATCTTTGTTCCAGTCCAGATGGGACAGCACTGCGGCATGTGGATTGAGATGAAGGCCGGCAAGAATAAGTTAACACCAGGACAAATCGCATTCCGCGAGACTGTCGGTGATGCGTACCTGTGGACTGTCGCGTATTCCTGGGAGGAAGCAGTCGAAGCGACCTGTCAGTATCTAGGCATCGCGAGCGGGATAGGCTAGCAGATGCTCGTTTACTTCGTCGGCGAGCTCAACACCATCGAGCTCATAGACGAGATACCAGATGGCCTTAAGTAAGTCATCGGACTTATCTTCGTTAGGTTTAGAACCAGCGCGGAGGAGGTACTTCAAAGCATTCCCTCGAGCGAAGTCGAGACCATACATCTCGATAATCTCGATGGGCTGAACGGTGCGAGTGCGGTAATGTGGCGGAACCTGTTTGGACATACAGGCATTGTAAGGGGTACAAATGAATAGAGTTTCACAGGCTGTGACATTTTTGTCATGGCTGTTTGAGCCGTACTCTGACGGCTTCATCGAGATCCGAACGATGAATCAGGGAAAAGTGCAGATGCGATTCTGGGAACTGCCAAGGACGGCAGAAGACTGGACAGGCATCGGCGAGGCGTGCATCCAGTGGAGTGACGCTGGAGAGGATGTTTACGTCGGCGTGCTCCCACGCTGGCGAAAAGGAGGAAGGGACAATGATGTCCATACTGCTGCTACTATTTGGTGCGACATTGACGACCTTGATGGTCTGGATCAGGCTGCAACACTTGCTAAGGTTACAGTCGCGGTACGCTCGGGGCGAGGCCTCCACTGTTACAGGCGACTCAAAGTGGCTGGCATTGGGACTAAGCCAACAGAACAGCGCGAGTTCGTGCAGCTGCTTGAACGATGGATGCTCACACTCAGCGCAGCCGCAGACATCAAGTGCAAGAACCCGAGTCGAATATTACGAATACCTGGAACGTTAAATTGGAAGGACCGCGAACTACCACGGTTGGTGGAACTCGCAAAGTATCCTCCAGAAGCCTCCAGAATCGTCGAGGAGACACAGACCACGCATCCATGGGGCGATGAGTGGTCGAGGCTTTTGATTGCCGCCAAAGCGGGAGACCTTCCAAAGCGCGAGCGCGGGAACTGGAATCTAGGTCGCTACAAACACGGCGACTACCTGCTGTATTGTTTCAATCACACCGTGATCGGCATCGAACAGATGCGATGTATGGGCATGGTCGCACATGCCGAAGAGTGTCGTACACTCGTAACCACTGCGCTGGACACGCAGTCATTCTCGGACTAGGACTAAAATGGAAGAACTTACACTCGACGATCTCCGCGCCATGGTGGCCGGAGACATGGCGACGCACGCTCGCGTCGTGGCAAATGGTGAACACCACTGGGACAGACTGTTCCAGGCACAACCTGCATCAGGTGGACCATTCAACGGACGCAACAATGCGCTGGTCACACTGTTGGGCTTTTTGAGAGCGAAGCGCTTCTCGATTGACCAGGCGAACATCTTCAGCATCTGGTGGTCTGACACATACTGTGAACCTCCACTCGAGCCTGAGCTCATTCGTGAGACGACTGGCCGCTTCTGGGTCCAGTGGGCGCAGGGCAATGTTCCCGACGATCTGCCGGGCGGTGAGACCATCGCGCCATGGGAGGTCTGGGACTGGCCCCGAATGGAGGTCGAAGAAGCGAAACTCGGAGCGCAGTCATGGCTGATTCCGAACGTGCTGTCGACTGGCGGACTTCACTATTTGTCATCACCTCCAGGCAGCGGGAAAACGTGGGTCATGTGTGATCTGATTCGCGCAGCTGTCTTTGGCGACAAGTGGCTGAACGAGTTTGACATTCCGCAGACCAAAGTGTTGTACATCGATGAAGAGATGGGCGTCCAGAAGGTCCTACAGCGGCTCAGGAAGCTCGGAATGCGCTCGGCTGAGGGAATGGGCTACCTCAACCGCGTGGGCGTCAGGCTGGACAATATCCTCGATGTCGAGAGGATTGTCAAACATTGTCAGGCACAGGGCATTGGTCTAGTACTGATTGACTCCCTGGTGCGCGTGCACGGCCTGGACGAAAACGACAACAGCCAGATGAGGAAACTCTACGACTCTTTCAAGAAGTTGCTCGATGTCGGAATCACTGTTCTCATCGCTCACCACAATCGCAAGGGTGGCACCGATGGCACGGTGAAGCACGAAGGAATGCGCGGCGCTGCGGAGATTGTCGCAGCTGCTGACATGGCCTACAGCGTCGAGAAACAGGCGAACGGGTTGTATCGCATGTATGTCACGAAGGGCCGTCTAATCAGTGACGAGGACGCCATCGATGTGACCTTCGAGATTCGTGACGAGGACGGGCTGACGAAGGTCAGAACGCTCGACGCCGGCGCCAGGAGCGAAGTCATCACACAAGAGATCCGCTCGAAACTCATCGAGCTCATCAGCGATTCACCAGGCATCACACAGACACGCTTGGTCGAGTTATGCGGTAGTCGAAAATCAGTGGTGGCCGCGACACTGGCGGACCTTGAGGCGAGTCGAATCGTGTCGTTTGAGAAGGGTCCAAAGAACTCAAAACTGTACAGTCCGACAGGGCTTCTTTAGGCCATTTCTGTTGTTCCCGCTGTTGTTCCCGTGCTGTTCCCCCTTAAGTATTACAAAACGGGAACAACAGAAGAAAAACCCCCCTTTGGAAACCCCCCCTGCGAGCATATTAGATGTTGCTCGCTTAGGGGTCTTAAGTTGAAACTGTTCCTGCGGGCCGGACGCTTACGCTGGCCCACTGGAACAGCATCAACTTATTATTTGACAGATGGTTTGATGTTTGGTAATGTCAACTTTGATAGTGCTGGTGGAAACACCTTCTGGATTGGTAACTGAGCCAGCACTGTCAACAGAGCGGCCTTATGGCCGAAGGAGAATATAAAATGGGTTTCTTTAGCAATGCCACGTTCAGCGATGGAAGTTCACAGTTTGAAGCAGCTGTCGCAGGATCTTATGTCTGCCGCCTCGCTGCCGTTGAGAGCGTCGACCGACCATCTTATGATGATCCGAGCGTGATGCTTCCAAATTACAAATTCACATTTGAGACCACTGAGTATGGCGACAGCAACTCGAATGCATTTCGCTTCGTCAAGTTCACACGCCAGGGATACGGTTCCGACAAGGCTGCACTCACAATCCTGCTCGATGGCATGCTCGGACGCCGCCTGACACAACCAGAGTTTCACAACCTTGACATCGACGCACTCATGACGAAGGAGTGGATGGTCACTGTCGATGCGAAGATCAACACGCGTGGTTACAACACCAACGCTATCGTCAGCGTGTCTCCTGTGACAGCCAAGAAGAAGCTCACAAAGATCGCACAGCCAACCATCAAGACAGACGACATCGAAGACCCCTTCGGTGAAGACGCCAGCGAGTAACCTCTCCGGTTGCCAACGACTCGCTGACGATACCAGGCACACTATCCGAACGGTGTGCCTGGTCTTTTACTTTCAAGGGGAATCAAATGTCAAAAGCGACAGGCACAGAGGAGAAGGCAGAACTCCTGGTGCGAATCAAGGAACTTCGAGCTGCTGGTAACAGCATCTCTCGCACCGCGCAGATCATGCACATGACACGCGGGACAGTCCAGCGCTGGATCATGGAAGAACGACCAGCACGTGAGGTCAAAAAGATGGACCCGTATGTTTCGATAGACGAAAAGACCGCGATCGTGGTCAAGTGGGCCGAACTCATTGCAAGCGGTGAGACACGAAGCAAAGCGGCAGAGATTGTCGGTTTTCCGACCATGATGCTGAATCGATGGCTTATGAGCGAACCTTCACTGCGTGTGGAGTTTCAGGAAACTGTTGGACGGAAGCAGAACAACTTCGGTGGCCGCAAATCCTTCGACCAGATCATGGTCGAGATACGTGCAGGACTTCCTGTGTGGCGTGATGGCGGTCGATTCAAACTACAGTTGGTCGAAGCAGCACTCATGCGCTATGAGCTCGATGGCGCGAACGTCTGGCGGTGCAAGGGATTCGCTACGTTAACAGGGAACGATGTCCTGGCGCGAGATTGGACGGTGGTGTCATGAAGTTTGAACACGTAATGTATGAGCTCATGCATGGGAAACGAATAAGACGCGCATCATGGGAGAATAACGACTACGTGCGTTACAGCGACATTTATAGGGTGTACTTTTTGGTAACTGATGACGAGATGATTAAACTTGAAGGAATCACACTCAACAAGGAGTGGATGGTCGCGGAAGATTGGACGGTCATCATATGAAGTTCTCTGAAGTAATACAACACTTGATGAATGGTAAACCAATCACTCGAGCATGCTTTGACCATGACGTTCACATTCGCTATGTCGACCTCTATCAGGCATTCGTGATGCACACGTCAGACACTGAGTCAAAGACTCTACAGGGCCTCACACTCGATCCAGAATCACTGTACGCAGATGATTGGATGTGGGGTGAGTTTCATCCGGTCAAGGACGAGATCAAGTGGACACAGACAACATCATAAAGACCATCATGGCGAAGCCGTGGTCCAGTACCTACAGCCTACTGAAGGCCATCGGAGCGTCCAGCCAGCAGGTCGATGAAGCATGGCGCGACTATCGTCGCAAGTACATGCGGAGTCAGCGCTGGCAGGACATCAGGACCAAGGCGCTCGAGCGCAGCGGTAGAACATGTGAGCAGTGTGGCCGTCGACAGGACGACGGCTACAAGCTCGATGTCCATCACATCACCTACATTCGACTCGGTGGCGAGCAGATGGAAGATGTCCAGGTGCTGTGCTATATGTGCCACGGACAGCTGCACTACAAGCGCAGAGTGCGCCAGGACACGGCAGAATAGCATCATGGCACGTCCAACAATCTACGATGAAGAGACAATCGCACGGGTCGAAGCTGCTTTGATGGCAGGTCAGACACCGACGGTTGTTTCTCGGCTTCATGGTTTACCAAGATCGACAGTCATAAAGATTCGCAGTCGGATGTCGACAGTCGTTACGAATACGACAGATGTTTGTGACGCGTCACAAACTATCAAAACACCGAAGGCGCCATCAGTATCGCTTGATGATCTGCTGGCTTCTGTCCTCGAGGACAATCTGAAGGCGCTCCAAGTCATCGCCAGGACAACGCAAAGCGAGAGATATGTCAATGGACAGACAGCAGGCCAGATTGCAATTCTCTACGAAAAGATTGCAACTTTCTCGGTTCAACTTCTCACCGCAGCCGCCGAACCTCCGGACAGTAACTAGCGCACAGACTGCGCTCTGTTATCTCGACTACCTTCGAGACACGCTCCCGAATGGCTGGTCGTATACAGCTCGTCATCTCATCGCGATCGCGTCGCACCTGGACGCAGTCGAGCGTGGTGAGATTGACAGACTCGCGATCCACATGCCGCCACGCCATGGCAAGACTGAGACAGTGACCGTGCGATACGGCGCATATTGCATCGAGCGGGACCCGTACTCGAACGTGTTGGTCACTGGCTATAACGAGCGCATCGCGAGACGCTTCAGCAGGAAGTCCAGACAGGTCGTTTCGTCCAGGACAAAGTTGTCAAAAGACAATGCGGCACAGGACGAGTGGTCGATGCCTGAAGGAGGAACCTTCATGGCGCGTGGCGTTGGTTCACCTCCAACCGGTGTCGGCTTCAAGCGCATCATCATCGATGACCCGATCAGGAGTCGCGAGGATGCCGAATCCGCGCTCTATCGTGATAAGGCCTGGGACTGGTACACAGATGACCTCTATACGCGCCTCGAACCTAAGGGCGCTCTCATCATCGTCTCAACACGCTGGCACCACGACGACATCACCAGCCGTGCGATCTCGAGTGAACCGCATCGATGGACGGTCCTGAATCTTCCGGCAATCGCGGAGGAATCTGACCAGATCGGTCGAATGCCTGGCGAAGCTCTCTGGCCTGAACGATATGACACGAAGGAACTCGGACGCATCAAGGAGGTCATGGTGGCCAATAGTGGCGACTACGGGTGGAGTGCTCTCTACCAGCAACATCCAACGCCACGCGAGGGGACATTCTTCAAGTCGGACCGCATCACAATCGAGAGCGCC